CTCGCCTATTAATGGTTATACGGAAGACTATTTTAAACAGCTAACCTGCGAGCAGAGAGTCTTGAAGTATGATAAAGGAGGATTTGCTCAGTATGAATGGACTAAGAACAGGACAGATGCTAACGACTACCTGATGTGTCGGTTATACGCAAGAGCAGCTTTAGAGTATTTGAAGCTTCCATTAGATATTATGGCGAGGGATGTAGTAACTAACGTTCCCAAAGAGGAGGTACATACAATCGAGGTAGGAACAGGTAATAGAATTTCGATAGTAGAACCCCAACAAAGGACTAAAGATGCAGGAGGAACCAGAACAACAGGAATTCAGCATGTTTCGGAAATTAGTAGATCTGGACAGCAAGAAGCAAGATCAACCAGAAGAGAAAGGTTTGGAGCAATCGGACCAGGGACAGGAAAAAGTTTCTAAGAAGTATGAGGTATAGGAAGCTAACTGGTAGCGAGTTAGTTGCTCTAGGCGAGGCAATAAGAAAGGCTAGTGTTCGACAGACAATCGATCAACTAGCTAGGAGAACAGGCTACAGTAAGGGATTTGTAGCAAAGGCTAGATACCTTGTTAGGTGCAAGCCTGATTTATGGGCATCCTGTTGTGCAGGATTGATAACAGTTAATACGGGATACAATGTTAGATGAAAGTGAAATGTATGGAATCTCAAATGAGTCAAGACGAAATCCATGCACTTTGGATAGGTTTTGAAATTATGCGGGAGATGCTCGCACATGATGGATTTATCATTGTATGATAGTTATTAGTTGCAGAGGTGTCTCTTTAGAAACTTTTTCGTGGATAATAAAAATAGTTCTTGACGCAACTATTATCTAATGTGTTATGGTAGGAGTTAACCAAAATTATGTCTACCTCTGGATACTTGCTTCCTGATTATGTTTGGCCAGCTAAAGCAGGTACAGTCTTTAGCTATGCCCATTGTTTGGAGATGCTAGAGATAGTAAGTAAGGCTATCAAAGCAGGAATTACTAGTGGTGTTCAATCCTACAATGTGGGCAGTAGAGGATTAACAAGATATTCTCTGCCAGACCTATTAGCAATACAGGAGTATTATGTAGGCAAGGCTAATGATGCCTTGTGGGGAGGTAGCTCAATGAAAGTAAAGCGAGGTGTGCCATGTGATGCATGATTCTTATTTAGAGATTGGAGGCAAGGTTAATTGGAATGGGGAAGTATGGACCTTACGCAACTACCATAAAGGGAATGATAAAGCTGCAATTAGTAAGTGGCTAGCTAATGGTACTATGGTAACGGAGGGAGTGCCTTTGTCTGAGCTAGAAAAGCAGAACTTAGGACGTTCTTAAATGGTTAATGTACTGACAAGTAGGAAAGCTACGAGAAACCTTAATAAGGCTCTGAAAAGTGTTAGGGTTCAGGCACCTGCTAGTCAACAGCGAAAATGGTTGCTAGGCTCTGGTGCCTATGGCTATCAAAGCAATAGGTCTGGATACGGCAACTATGGAGCATCGAGACAAAAGATAGCACTCGAAGAGTGGCGAGCTATTAGTGGTAGTGCTGACCAGGACATTATCTACAACTTGCCACTCCTGAGGGTTAGGAGTAGGGATCTATTTATGGGCAGTACTATAGCAGGTGCTGCCGTATTAACCCTCAGAACAAACACTATAGGCAATGGATTGGTACCTATGCCTGGAGTAGATGGGGATTATCTAGGCTTTAGTAGTGATCAGACTGCGGATGTCAACCAGCAGATATCAAATGAGTTTGACCTATTTGCCAACACTGTAGAGTGTGACTGGAATCGGAGGAGCACATTCTATCAGCTAGAGGATCTAACATTCCTCAACATGTGTATCTCTGGCGATATTCTAGGTCTGCTTCCGATGAAACATCGTCCTAATGATATCTATGACACAAAGATTAGATTGATAGAGGCAGATAGGGTTTCTAATCCTTGGGTATCTGGTCTGGCTGGTTATAGTACTGAACCGAAAGATTTGACGATTGATGGTCAACCTAAGAATTATGGAGGTGTAGAGCTAACTGACGATGGCGAAGTTAGCGCTTATTGGATCAGCAAAATGCATCCTGGCAACATGGGACAGTTAATGTACTCTGGTACTAGTGCTGATTATACTAGGGTTCCTGCCTTTGGTGATGAGACAGGTAGACCAGTAGCAATGTTAGTAGCTGAGATGGAACGTCCAGAGCAGAGACGAGGTGCTCCCCTCATGGCAAAGTGTCTGGCTGAAATGAAACAAATGCAGAGGTATATCGAGAGTACTACCATCCAAAATGTTATTAAGAGCTATTTTACTAGTTTCATTAGTAGCGCGATGCCTTCTGATCAAATGTTCGATAACATTCTTGATGATAGCATTCGAGACGATTTGATTAGTAGGAATCCTTACAAGGTTCAGTTAGGTCCTGGCTTAGTTAACTGGATGCGACCAGGTGACTCGATAACCTTCCCGGTTAATGCAGGACCAGAGTCACAGTTTGAGCCTTATGTAGTAGGAATGTGTAAGTTCATAGGAGCATGTCTAGGGATTCCCTATGAGGTGCTACTCAAACAATTTAACTCAAGCTATTCTGCGAGCAGAGCCTCTCTGTTAGAATTCTGGAGACGAGTTAAGGTTCTAAGGCAATTAATGGTCGATCAATTTTGCCAGCCTGTTTATGTAACTTTCATGATGGAGGCAGTAGCGCGAGGCATTTTCAATGCGCCTAAATTCTTTGTTGATCCTAGGATCTTTCGAGCTTGGACTAATTGCGCATGGAGTGGAGTATCACCAGGGAGTATTGATCCCTTGAAGGAAATCATAGCTTCCGAGAAAAAGGTTAGATTAGGGGTTAGCACACTCGAAAGAGAATCCCTGGAGATTAATGGTAGTGACTGGCGAGCTAATGCTATCCAGGGAGGAGTTGAGCTAGACTTTAGGGTTGCTAGAGGTTTGCCTTATGTTGCTGCACAGGATAACAAGGGAGGCATAATTGATGCCAGCCTTTTTGCGGATGGAGTGGAAAAGTAAATCATAACAGATTGGAGGATGTTGGGATATACGAGCAAGTAGAGTAGACCTTTTGGGAATCAAAATGTCCCACAAGTCAAATGTGAGCGTTTGCGAGGCATCCTGGCAGGAATCATGAAAGCATTTTTACGGTCGATTGTTCGAAATGAGGGCAGAGGCAGACAGGGAATAGGTATCCAGTTGTTCAGACTCGATGCGGCAGAGGAGGCTGAAACAAACCTGACTGAGCTAGAGGCAGAGGAGGCAGAAGGGGAAGAGCCTGCTACTACTGCTATCATGCGTATCTATGAGGACATAGGCGAGGACTTCTGGACTGGTGGAGGTATAACAGCTAAGAAGTTTGCTGATGAGCTAGACGAGTTAGGAGATATCAAACGGTTGAACATCCATATTAACTGTCTAGGAGGAGATGCCTTTACCGCACAGGCTATTTATTCGATTATTGGTGACCATCCTGCTAAGACTACTAGCTATATTGATGGAGTGGCAGCTAGTGCAGCAACCATCATAGCTTGTGCAGCAGATGAGGTAGTAGCTCGGCATAATACTAACTACATGATTCATTACCCTTGGGGAATAACTGTAGGTAATGCCGAGGTTATGCGGAAGGCTGCAGAGGATTTGGATCAATTAACTATTCCTATTGTTAGCGTCTACAAGGAACAGGTTAAGGGGAAGATTCAAGAGGATACCATTAGGCAGTTAATGGCAGATGAAACCTGGATGACTGCAGATGAAGCTTTGGAGAATGGATTTGTTGATAAGGTTAGAGGCAAGATTCGAGCGATAGCTAGAGTTAGTGGTACACAGATCTTTTGTAGTGGGCAGAAAATGAATTTTGCTAAGTATCAGTACAAGAATGTGCCTGATTATCCTTTGGTTAAACCTAAGTTTCAGCCAAAGGCTGTAGCCAGGATAGATGTTAAGAAACCAGAGAAGAAAGATGAGCCTATAGTTATGACAATCGAAGAACTAAGAGAGCAGCATCCTGAGTTGCTAGCATCTTTGCAGGTTAAAGCTGCACAAGATGAGAGGATTAGGTTAGCTGCTTTGGATGCTATGATAGTGCCAGGAGTGGAGGCTATTGTAGCAAAAGCCAAAACAGATGGCAAGCAGCCTGCAGATATAATTGCAGAATGCTATGCAGTTGCGCAGACTAGTTTAGTGCAAGCTGGTAATGTGCAGAGGTTAGCTAATGATGCTAAACCTGCTGGTCAGGTTCCTGCAGGAGATGCGCCACTAGTTAAGATGGATGATAAGAGGACTAAGGGTATTAAGTTGTTAACTGAGGCACAGACTAACCTACGTTCTCGTAACAAGAGATTTCAGATGGCTATTGCAGCTAACGGTAGTGGGAAAGGAAACTAAATGTTAAATACTTCAGTTACACATGTTGGTCCTCCTCTCACTATCATAGGCAATGACTTAGATGCTGTTGCTACATTCAATGCTGACCTAAATCCTAATGCAGGTAAGCAGAGAGCAGGTAGGTTCATGAGCTATGATCCTGGTACTGAGCAGCTAACTCCTTGGGATGGGCTAGCAGATGCAGTAGGAGCAACTATCTTTGGTGTGTTAGCAGATGGTTTTGATATTACTGCCGATAACGTTAATGTTACTGCTGCTGTCATGGTCTATCGAGGTGGAACGTTCCTAAGCCAGGAGATTGAATCAGCTAATAATGCTGCTATTACTCCTGGTGGTCCTCTCGACAAGGCTTTGCGAGATTTAGGCATTACTCTAAAGTATAGTTATGATGCCTATACTGATATCTCTCCTGTACCAACAGGAGGCAAGGTGTATCCTATGCCTGCATCAGAGGCTGCACCTCCTGAGGAACAGAAAGCAGGGAAAAGGAAAGGATAGTTTATGCCACAATCAACTAATACGATAGACTATGGACTGTTTAATACAGTTACTGTTATTGAGTCTTGGAAGTATCGCTATCCTGTACCTGCTTTTATTAGGGATACTTTTTTCTCAGCCTCAGAGTATATTGATTCAGAGATAGTCAGGATTGATAGCAAGTTAGGAGGTAGAGGACTTGCACCTTTTATCCTACCTTTAGAGAATCAAGTTGTGGGTAGGAGACGACCTTTCAAGGAAACCTTTATTCCTGCTCCTATCATTGCACCTGCCAGGGTTATAACTCCTAGGGAGTTGCGAGGACCTACAATGGGAGAGAATATCTACAACTATAAATCTCCTGATGAGAGATTCGCAGAGATAGTTGCAGAGGATGGGCAGGATATGGATGATGAGATTGCACGTACAGAGGAATGGATGTGCTGTAAGTGCATGTTTAATGGGACTATTCCTATTAACTACAGGAATAAGACTAACATCACTATTGACTATGGGTTTACTAATATCGAGGTGTTAGGTAAACCTTGGACTGATCCTACTAGTGATCCTCTGGCTGATTTGACTAGAGTACAAGGTGATCTAAATAGTAATGGCTATAGTGGAAATGTAGCTGTGTACTCTCCTGAGGCATGGACAGCATTATGGAAAAATCCTAATGTTAAGGATGCCATGAAGAATGTGTTTCCACAGTTTGTTCCTTTTGCTGCTCTACCAGGAGGGACAGAGATTCCACCTAATGGAGTACAGAGAGGACCTAGCTTCACTAATCCTGTGATGGAGAACTGGATCTATTATGCAAAGTTTACCTCTGCTGATCCTGCTACTCCTGGTGCTACTCTTGCTAGTCCATTCGTTCCTCCTGGCAAGGTACTAATTGGCAGTAATGATGTTAAAAACAGGTTGATCTATGGAATGGTTATCCAAATTGAACAGGAGGATGGACAATTCCACTACTACTCTGCTGACAGGGTTCCCAAGATAGAATGTAATGTTAATAAGAATTTCTGGATGCAGACGATTACCTCTCGTCCTGTTCCTGTTCCTATTGACTTGCTTAGTTGGAAAGTCATTGAGAATGCTGCATGAAGGTTACTCTAAAAGTTGACATGTTTCTTGGAGATGGGCAGTACCTCCGTAGAGGGACTGTAGTAGATAAGGAGTCAATACCTGCCCATCTACAAAAGTCTAAGTATCTTGCTAGTGGGGTAGTTAATATGGACCTAACAAGTCCTGTTGATGTAATGGAAATAACAGATGATTTAGACGAGGAAGAGCAGCAGACATCTCCTATGCAGGAGTTAACCTTGCCAGAGGAACCTAAGAAACCATTGGTTAGGAGATTGAAACCTAAGAGATGAGTCTCAAAGAAGAGTTTAGTCCTGATCTAGATGCTGTCTTTCTAAACCCTGATGAGTTTGGAGCGAGGCATCTAGATACGACTAATACTGACGTTGAGGGTTTAGAATTTGAAATAGTAGAGGATGGGCAACCAGTTAGATTTATTACTAACTGTGTCTGGTATACCGAGGCTCTAATGAGTAGGTTAATAGTACAACAGCAGGGAGTATATATGGGTAGCGTCTTGCTGTTTATCCATAAGAGTCTGTTTAAGGTAGAGCCTAAAGCTGAACAGATTATTTATACGCCAGTTGCGCCTTTTAAAATAGGTTGGCGTATAGTAGAGGTAACGGATGCAGAGGAATGCTACGAGATTGCTCTCGACAAATTGATAGCATGAATACGTCAATGTTAGGACGTTCTATGTATGGAGTATATTCCATATGTTTGTTTTTGGAGTTATACCATTAGGCTTTAAAGAGGCAGAGAAAGCTTTAGCAGGGATTCAGAATGGGTATCCTAAGGCTGCTGCGGATGCCATTAATCGAGGTTTGCTAGCAGGTAGGACTGCGGCAGCTAAGTCTATTAGCGCGCGATACGCCATCACTTCTACTAACGTCAAGAGTGGATTTGAGATGAAAAAAGCTACATGGTCTGACCTTACGGGACATCTGATGGCTAAAGGTCCTATGATGAAAGTCTCAGCTTTCCATATCAATGTGAAAGTTGTAAAAGGTCATACGTTTGTTTCAGCTATTATCATCAAGGGACAGAAAAAGTTAATCAAGGGAGCATTCCAGCTACCTGATGGCAGGATAATGGAGAGGAGACAACCTTCGAAGTTTCCTATCTTTCCTGTTATGACGATAGGTATTCCTCCAATGGCTGGAGAGACAGGTGTATCTAAGGAGATACAGAATATCATCAATAAAGCTACCTCGGATAGGCTAAAGCATAATACTACCTATGCATTAGAGAGGCTACACAAGGATTCTGCCAGAGTCAGAGCCAAGGCTAGACAGAAACTAACAGCTAAGGAGGCGAGTCTTAAATGAGTTTTACTATTTTCGAGTTAGAGGATGCCTTAGTAGAATTCTTTGCTCAGAATACTAATACTTATCTGTTCCCTTCGAATGAGCAAACAGATGAGATGGTTCCTCCTAAGGTATGGTCTGGATACATCCCTAGGGATCAAGTAGGTGCTGTAGTTCCTGGCGATATAACTACTTATCCTGCCATTATTGTTAGTGTCAGGAGAGGTGTGCAGGCTTTTGACAAAGATAATTCGGTTGATAGGGAGTTAACCGAGGTAGAGGTATTAATAGGGACATTCGATAAAACTCCTGACCAGCAAGGTTTCAAAGATGTGCTTAACATTGTACAAAAGATGAAGGATAGGCTCAGAGAGGTTAGCATTGTCAGGGAGCGATTCCCTCTGAGGATGCCTCTTAAATGGGAGGTTAATAGATTCTATGGAGGAGGCTCATCTAATTACTTTCCCTACTTCTTTGGTGAGATGCTTTTAACTTTCGAGACAGGAACTTTTGCAGGCAATCAATTCGATGTAACTACTATGACAGGAGAAACTACTCCAGGCAGGTATAACGAGTTTCCGATACCTTATACAACTCCTATCAGACCTACACCTTATGGACACTAATTGGATGTATATAGGACCTAATATTTTCCCTCTAGGCTTAAAATTTAATACCCTTTTTCTGGAGGCTACACTTCCACCAGGGTTGGCACAGTATGTAGGAGCAAATCCGATAGTAGCTACGCTTTATGTTCCTACTTCGCAACTTTCACAAGCAAAGGCAAACATAACCAAGAAAGGTACTGCAGAGAATATCGCATATCAGAAAATGCTAGATATAGCAAAAACACTTCCTAAGTAGGAAGGGAAAGAAATCAAGCCTATGGCAGTCTCAACATATAAACATGGCGTAACATGGAGGGATGTTCCTACCTCGATAGTTGCTCCTATAACTGCAGACTCAGGTATACCTGTAGCAGTTGGAGTTGCACCTAACTATCTGGCAGACAGTCCTGCTCCAAAAGATACTCCTCGTATGTACTACACCTACGAGCAGGCAGTTGCTGAAATGGGATTTAACTACTCATTTCATAGGTATCCCTTGTGCAGTGTCATCTACAACTATTTTGTTCTGCAGAATACTGGACCTATTATCCTTAGTAGTGTCGCGGATTGTGCTGACCCTATGTGGGCAGGTACTCCTGTGGTAGATGCTCCATTTTCGTTTACTAATGGAGTTTGTGACACTGGTGCGGCAGATGTGCCACTCAAGACGGTAGTTGTTAAGAGTGAGGATGGA